GCTTCTGGGGGTATAGGAAGCGTTTCATCTATCTGAAAATCAAACATCATTTTTAAATCTTCTATTTTACCGTAAATAACATTATCGGCTGGATAGTCATGGCTATTATGATAATAAACTAAATCATAAGTTAAATCTTTTCTAACCCCTGTTTTACAAGTGGCCATAAATGATAATTGTTTATTTTTTAATTTGGGTAATAATTTATCTAAATTGGTTATTATAGTATCACTTCTAACTTTTAATATTTCATCAACTTTGTCTTCTAAATAACTAACACCAGCAAATGTAGATTTAACTTGCATATTAACATTCATGTAACCAAATACTTTTGGTTTTTCTACAAGTATAACTTCTATACCTTTATTACGTATATAATCTAATCTAGTAATAGATTCATCATTCCATGTAGCCCAAACTACATTATTAAATTTAGAATAATGGTCCGCTATTTCTTTATAGAAATTAACAGGACCCTGTATTATAACTCCTTGTTTCATTAGTACTTATTATATAACTTCATTATACCTTTTTCTAAACTAGTTTTAGGCTGCCAATATTTTTTAATATAAGGGTCAGGCTCATTCATTGCATTATGTTGTGTTTCATCTTTTCTATCTGATGGAATTGTTTCACAACTTGATAATACATCTAAAATATTAGCAATTTCATATACCTTATTCCATTTAAAACTAGTAATACAATAATCCTGGTTTTTATCTAAGTCATTATATTTTTTAGATAATGCTAATAGGGCTTCACAAGCATCTTCGGCATATAAAAATTGTCTTGATTCAGTACCGTCCGTCCTCATTTTTATAATGCCATCTTTTTTGGCCATTTTTATAAAATCAGTTATTACGTGGGATTTATCAGGATCAGTTTCATATCCATATACATTCCAAAATCTTACTATTAAACCACCTAAATCCTTAGTTATTTTTTCACCTAATGCTTTTAATGTACCATAACTTGAATACCCCATTTCCGACATTTGTGATGATGCAAATATAAAAGGTTTTTTATGTTTACGTATTGATTCAAAAGTATTAGACATAATTCTCATATTATTATTTATAAAATCGAATTTATCCTGATTTTCTTCTAGGTATTTAGCCCCACCTACATCATATGCTAAAAAATGTACTATATCGCAAGTATCTAAATATGTGTCTAATATTACATTATCTTGTAATCTTAAATCATGATAAGGTCTATATTCAATGTCCATTTCATATACCTGTTCTCCTTTATCCTGTAAATACTTTACAAGATGAGCACCTATTTGACCACTAGAACCTAATATTAAATGTCTCATAATATTTTTTTATCATGTAAAGATTGTATGCCTTTATTTATGTAATCATCCATTTTACTTTCAAACACTTGTCTTTGATTAGGCACATCGTTTATATAAAGTAAATCTTTATACATTTTAGTAAAACCACCATCTAATAAGGGACCTATTGGATATTCAAATATAGTTTGCCCACGAAGTATATATTGTTGGAAGTCAATACCTTTAGACTTAGCATATTCAGTTACCATTAAAGAAAACCAATCCCATGGACCATAACCATTCCAATCATTTTGTATTGGAACTAAATTTTCATACATTTCTTTATTAAATAAATCAAACCAACCTGCCCATTTACTTCTCATAGTAGTTTCTAAAGTAACGTTTTTATTAGAAGTTTTCATGTTAGATCTAATATCAAAAATATCTCCCTTATTCCATTCGTCATAAGGTACATTAAGATAATCCTGGTTAGTGATTTCATCCCAAGTGTTATCCCACATTTTATATATTTCAGGAGTTAATACAAAATATTTAGTATCTATTTGTTTTGAACTATTAATTAATAAAGGTAATAAGTGTTCACTAAAATACATGTCTGGGCAAACACTAATATAAAAATCTACTTCAGAAGATATTGCATCTCTT